CTCGATCAAAATCATTATTGGTTTCATGCCTGTCAGAAGATAATACCCGCTAATCCAAATGTGACACATTTCAAGAGTTGATAATATAATCAGTGCTATCACTTGATAGTCATACGGTATATACCTTCCTGTCATCATGTACGCTATTGGTAAGCACATCATCACATAACCTACGACTTTCTTTAATTTCATATAATCTCCCCCTACGTTACTTCCTGTGTTTCCAGTTTCTTTCTCCACTTCCGGTTCATGTAAGCCATACCTTCTGCTCTTTCAATAAGGCTGTTCTTGTCCTCATCGTCCATATCTTTCAGATTCTCAGCCAAACGTTCCATGACCTGTTTTTCTTTTTCACTCATCTTCTCACCTCTTTCCTGCTATTGACTTTTATGTTGTGCACTCCTATCCTTTAATTACAGGCGCTTTCATGCCAAGTATTAAATTCAGGAGGTATTCCATGAATAACCAGACGAATTCCACATCAAAACTTCTTCAAGACTATGTAAAATCAAACAGCGATTTTCTTTCCACCTGCCGGCCGCCAAGCTATGAAGAATCTAACTTCAAAAAGTTGGCAGACGATGTTAAAGTTCCACTTGAAGAGCAAGTTGCATCTATCAAGTCCATTGCTAAATCAGCTGATAAACTTGCTAATGATTCTAAGAACATCGCTAAGTCCGCAAAAAAATGTTCCGATATTGCCCTGAAAAAGTCGAAAGAAGCAGACATTAAAGGATGGGTATCTATTTTTATTGCGGCTCTTGGTGTTTTCATCGAATTTGCCATCCATCACGCCCAAGTAATTAACTTTGTCAAATCAATCTTGGGAGTATGATATGGCAAAACACCTGAAAAGCTAATGCAAATATTGATATAGCCAAAGCTACATCTGAAACCGTTACTTTTGACGGTTTCTTTTTTTGTTCCAGTTCTGCCAGATTATCCTCTTCCATTTCTTTTCTTTGTAATCCTTCTTCGGATAGTGCATTAATCACTCTGCCGAACATCTTCATCCGGCATTCGCTAGAGCAGCACCGGTATTCTTTGAATTCCATTCCCTCGGAAAACTCAGTTTTTCTTCCACCGCTGACGCTTACTCTTACTTCTTGTTCTCTTTCTTCTCCTCGTCGGATTCCTCTTCCACAGTAATCACATTTCATATTCTCACCTCGCTTTGTTGGTATATTTCAAGTATAGGTTGGTTAATTATCTTTGTCAACACATTTTTTGTAATTTACCAACATTTTGTATTGAATTAGCACTCGCCGTGTGTTATGATGATTTCGAAAAGAGAAGAAAAGGAGGCTCTCGATGAACGAACGAATCAAATTATTAAGAAAGCATCTTGGATTAACTCAGCAAGAATTTGCAGATAAATTAAAAATAGCCAGAGGCAACATCGGAGCTTACGAAGTTGGAAAAAACGCACCAAGTGACGCTGTCATTTCATTAATATGTGAAAAATTCAACATAAACGAAGAGTGGCTTCGAACCGGAAACGGTCCAATAGAAATAGAATTAACCAGAAGTGAGAAGATTACGGATTTTGCAGCCGACCTGCTGAAAGATGAAGAAGACTCTTACCGCCGCAGGCTGATCGAAGCACTTGCGGATCTGGATGAAGAAGAATGGGAACTACTGGAAAAGATTTCCGAAAAGGCCGCGCATAAAAAGAAAGACCAGGCACCGCGCGCCTAGTCAATCAACCTTTTTATAAATCTGTAAATGAGTTGTAGCTTTTCATGATCATTTACAGTTTGAATTAATTTTGTAATTTCTTTTTTAAGCTCTTCCATGTACGCACCCTCCGTTCCCATACAAACGCACGTCCGAAATTCCTTGAATCCATATTACCACTATTTGGTATAGAAAGAAAGTATTTTATCGAACATTTGTTTGTTTTTATCTTTTTGGTTGTCTGTTTCTATATATACAGACAACTGGAATGTTGGGAACTGTTGGAAATACATGGAATCGTCCCAGATGTGGGACACTATTTGAATTCTGACTCAAAAAGGTCTGTTATATGAACATGTAGACCTTGGGCAATGCATTCAAGTGTATCAAGCGATGGAGACACCTGACCATTCATGATCCTGTTGATCGTCGACTTAGAAACTCCTGTAACAATTGATACCTGACGCACGGACATATTCTTTTCGTACATGATTTTGTCCAGAGTCACTTTCATGGAATCTATTATAATATATTTTTTCACCAGCGTCTGCTGGTAAATTGTGGTAAACAGAAAGAGGCTCCTCCAGTGGAGTCTGGAAGAGCCCAAGAGCTTTTAACGAAGGTACGTTTCAATAAAAGCATATTCAGAATAGCATATTAATTAACATATTGCAATACCTGTGGCATTCTGCCACCAAAAAAAAACGTTATAACCGCATTTGCGATTATATATATGTTGTGTGTACCATTAAATACAAAGGAGTGAGAAAACTATGGGACTAGGCGATATTTTCAAAGCCGGACAATATAAAAACGAAATCGAAGCTTTGAAACAGGAAAACTCACAATTACAAAGCAGTTTAGAACATGCGCAGTCTTTATTGACACCAGAAATGCAGGATGCACAGAAATTACATGTTCTGATCGATAATTTAAAACTTCAAAAAAAACAACCTCGAAAACGATATTCATAATATCGAAGCCGACATCTCCCGTCGTGTATACAACATTGGAAATCTTGATTCCGAGATCAAAAAACGTGAACAACAGATTATCGATTTGGATGACGAAATTCTTGTTCAGGACTTTGGACTATATCGTCCGCATTATGCTTTTGCTAATGCATTGGATTATAAAGAACGGCTTGCAGATATACGTTCAAAACAAAAGAAGCTTATCAAAGATAAGAATGCTGTTTCCGGAAATACCAACTGGCAAGTAAATGGTAATGCTTCCAATGGCAGAAAAATGGTGAATGATACACAAAAACTTCTGCTTCGCGCTTTTAATACAGAATGCGATGAACTTATCAGCAAAGTAAAGTACACTAATTTTGATGCTTCTTTAAACAGAATCTACAAATCTGCTGAAGCAATCTCCAAGCTCGGTACTGTTATGGATATTTCTATCAAGCCTGGTTATTTAAGGTTGAAGGTAGAAGAATTAAGACTCGCTTTTGAATATCAGCAGAAAAAGCAGGAAGAAAAAGAAGCTCAAAAGGCTGCTCGTGCGGAACTTCGCGAAGCTGCTAGACTCCAAAAAGAGATAGAAGCTCAGCGAAAAAAAATAGAAAAGGAACAGGTTCACTATCAGACCGCCTACGAACATTTATTAAAGCAGTTAGAGCAAAATCCGGATGATATTTCTCTTTTATCTAAAAAATCAGAGCTTGAAGAACATCTTACCGATATCGATAAAGCTATCAAAGACATCGATTATAGAGAAGCTAACCAAAAAGCCGGATATGTATATGTAATTTCAAACATTGGGGCATTCGGTCCTGATGTTTATAAAATAGGTATGACAAGACGTCTTGATCCACAGGATCGTGTCGATGAACTTGGCGATGCATCTGTTCCGTTTAATTTCGATGTGCATGCTATGATTTTTTCTGATAACGCTCCTGCACTCGAAGCCGCTCTGCACAGAGCCTTTGAAGACCGCAAACTCAACATGGTTAATACTCGCAGAGAATTCTTCCATGTTACTCTCGATGAAATTAAAGATGTTGTAAAAAAGAACTTCGATAAAACAGTAGAGTTTATAGATGTTCCAGATGCAGAACAGTATAGAATCAGTCAGAAAATGAGAGAAAAATAGCCATATCGGCGAAATCACCGAATTGGTTGAAGATAATAAAACCGCCCCTGCGCCAACAGGAACGGTTCTGGAATACATCCGAAGATGATCCACTAATTGCAAAAATATTGTATCATCTTCAAACAGCCTTTGCAAGCGGGCATTCCGCTGGCTGTTATTTTTATACACATTTTTAGGAGGTGATACAGTGGCAAACAAGAAATATACCCTTGGATCAGACGGATACTACCAGACAAAAGTCTGGGACGGTACTTATACCAAGAGCGGTCATAAGCACCGGATTACGCTTCGCAGTGCCAAAAGCAGTCGTGACCTGGAACGTCAGGTTGCTGAGATGAAAGCACAGGTGGAAGCGCGTAACTTCGTTCGTGACACCAATATCCTTTTCATTGACTATGCACGTTCCTGGAGGCTCGTGTATAAGGCACGTACCTCCAACAATACCAAGCGGATGTACGATAACATCATCGAGAAGCATTTCACCGCTCTGGGTGCAGTCAAATTAATGGATATCCAGAGAATCCACATCGAGACACTCCTATCCAATGCAGACGGTCACGCACGTACTCAGCAACAGATACTATTGACCTTTTCACAGATTCTCAAATCTGCGGTTGTGGACAAGCTTCTCGCTGCCAATGTTGCGGAAGAGATTCTGCGGAATACTGATAAGGTCAAATACAAGCCGAAGGAAAACCGTGCACTCACGCCAGCAGAAAAGAAAGCTGTCTTTGAAGCAGATTATAAATATGCTGCTGATCAGGCTTACTTGTATCTGATCTACGGATGCGGACTCCGCAGAGAGGAATGTGTGGCTCTCAGTGTATTTGACTTTAACTTCAAAAAGAGTGAACTGTCCATCTCCCGCGCTTACGAATATATTGTGAATGATGCCGGGGAAAAAGGAACAAAAACCTGGAACTCTGTTCGAACTGTGCCTATCCCCCATAAAGTCTTACCGGTGATCCGTGACTATGTAGATTCTGTCAAACGATCAGGCCGGACTCAATTATTCGTTACGATGAAAGATAATAAACCTTTCACTAAGTCGGCTTATGACCGGATGTGGGAACGCATCCTGACCTCTATGCAAGCTGTGTGCGAAGAAAAGATAGTTGGTCTAACTGGACACGTATTCCGGCATAACTACTGCTCTTCTCTTTGTTACCAGATTCCGAAGATATCCATCAAACGTATCGCTGAACTTATGGGTGATACCGAAGATATGGTAATGAAAGTTTATTCACATATTTTAGCTGAAAAAGAAGACGTGGAGGGCGCAGTGAACGCTGCTATTAATTTCTAAGAACATGAGATATATTTGTCTCATGTTCTTTTTTCTGAGACACTTCTGAGACATCTCATTTTTCATGAGACCATTTTGAGACATTTAAACAATATTACTTTCGGCAAAATCACTTACCGAAAAAACACAAAAAAATGACGCAAACCCTTGTATTTACTGAGTTTACGCCATTTGTCTTAAGTGAGCGTGCGGGGATTCGAACCCCGGACAACTTGATTAAAAGTCAAGTGCTCTACCACCTGAGCTACACGCCCTTATTCCTTTCGCAAGGAAAATGCCCAGAACCGGAATCGAACCAGTGACACGAGGATTTTCAATCCTCTGCTCTACCGACTGAGCTATCTGGGCATACACACAATATTTTGTGCGAGTTGCGGGGGCAGGATTTGAACCTACGACCTTCGGGTTATGAGCCCGACGAGCTTCCAGACTGCTCCACCCCGCGATATTAAATTAAGTCTTGTGACTTAAAGCCGATGATCGGACTCGAACCGATAACCTGCTGATTACAAATCAGCTGCTCTGCCAATTGAGCCACATCGGCGAGTGCCTTACGGCTAATGGATGGAGGTGGATTCGAACCACCGAAGCAATTTGCAGCAGATTTACAGTCTGTCCCCTTTGGCCACTCGGGAATCCATCCATATTCTTTTTATTTGATGGGACCAATAGGGCTCGAACCTATGACCCTCTGCTTGTAAGGCAGATGCTCTCCCAGCTGAGCTATGATCCCATACAAACGACCCAGAAGAGACTCGAACTCTCGACCTCCGCCGTGACAGGGCGGCGCTCTAACCAACTGAGCCACTGGGCCATCTTTTGTTGTACCTATGTACCTTCAAAACTGCATACAAGAAATATTTTCTTTCATCCTACCTATCACCTTGCT